CTACGACCCAAGCCGGGATACTTACCTCAGCGAAGAAGAACGATCTGAGCTGAAAGCTCTCAAGCCACGTTCAAATGGCCGGTTGGGTACCGGGCGACCTAACCAAGCTTCCAAGCGCTCTACGGCCGGCTCAGACACCGGGAAACCACGCTCTAGTTTCTCTCGGACCGATAGGAAACCGGGAAAGACACGACTGGTCCAGAAGAACGGGCAGAAGGTGCTGGTGCTGAAGAAGAAACGGACACAAAAAAAGTGACCCGCCTCCAGGTCCGGAAAACCAAAGGCGGGTCACCACGGGGGATGCCTATCCCAACTCCGAGAAGCGCTTAGCAGATGAAGCAGCTCTCAAGAAGAAGAGTAGCAGATGAAAGATGTCAAGACAAACCAGCGGCACTTAGATCGCAAAGTACCAGGTGAAGATGATGAGGGGTTCTGGACGAAGGTGTATAGCCGAGGTGCTTTGCGGGTAGCTGAGAATAACGCACTGCCGGTTTATTATCGGCTGCATCATTTGGCGCAGGCAAAAATGGACGGCAAGAACCATGCTGAATTTGAACCGGGAGAGCTCATCAAGTTTTTCTCGGTGAATCCTGGTTCAATCTATGCGGCAATAGATAGAGCGGTGAAGGAAGGACTACTGGACGAGGGTTCTAGCCCGCGTTGTCTTCGTTATCCGCGAAGCATGGGGAAGAATAACTCGTTCACCATGAAACCCTGCCAGGGTAGAAAAACAGGGGCCGAAGTCCCGGGAAATAAGACAAAGGATTTAGAAGAACTTTTTCACCGGCTGCTCGATAACGGCAAAGAACGTTCCACCGTGATAAGACTAGAAGCTCGGAAGATCGCCTCGGACCGAACGATCAGAATTGTGAAACGAAAGCTGAAGATCAAGTCCTTTCGGCAAGGTGGCTACTGGTGGATGGCTTTCCCAGTAGGGCCGAAAAAAAAGAAAGTGACCGGGAAACCGGCTAAGAAGCCCACCAAGCCTTCAAAGCAGCGTAAGCTCGTCATCGTCCGACCAAAGCAAACCAAGCCAGCAGAAACGAAATCACGGCCAAAGAAATACGTGCTGGTACGCAGTCCGATCGTGAAAGCCCGGGAGAACTCTTCTCGGATATTATCCCCAGAGTACATAGACATAGAGAAGCTAGACGAGATGTCGTTAGAGCTAGCAAGCGGAAATGGTCATAAAAATAAAGAAGCCGGGAGATTTGAAACCCAAGAACAACGGATCATCCAAGACGAGCCATGGCTGGCTAAGTGGAATAAGAAAGAGGAAATAAAACAGGAAAGTTTTTATTGAGAAAAAGTGTAAGTTTTTTATCACAAAGAAATGGCCCCGAAATGGCAACGAAGAAGATTGTGGTAAAAAAGAAAGCTACACCACGTGGTATCAGGCGAAACGCGGTGAAATCTGGAACGAAAAGGTTGATGGCTTTCGATGCCTATGTTCTCTGCGGAACATATCGAGCCGCTGAACTTTATCTGAAGAAAGAGAAGGGGATCAGCGTTTCTTATCGGACCATTAATAAATGGGTCAACGAGGAAATGGAACGACGGAAGACACCAGTGCTTGAAGAGATTAGAAAGAATGAACTGGAGCGAATCGAGAATCTATTTCAACGACATTATGAAAAAGCTAGACAAGGAAACTGGAAGTCTATTCAGACAGTTTTTAGATGTATGGATCGTAAGGCTAAGCTGCTTGGGCTAGATGCCCCACAACAGATTCAGACCGATAACAAGTCGGTGAACTACACCATCGATGGGGTGGATACGGATGAGGTGAAATAATGCTTACTGAGACTGAGCATTTCTATTCACCTCGTGGTTCTGCCCGGGAACTGTTCAAGCGAAGGAACTCCGAGGTACTGGTCAGTGGTCCAGCCGGAACAGGGAAGTCGAGAGCCTGCCTGGAGAAGGTGAACCTAGCCTGCCTACGAACGCCATATACCCGAGCGCTCATCGTTCGTAAGACGTTGGCGTCATTGGGTGCTACTGGACTGATGACATGGCGGGAGAAGGTAGTAGCCGAAGGATTAGCTTATGGAGTGCTGAAGTTCTTTGGTGGTTCCGCGCAGGAGCCAGCGCAGTATCGCTACCAAAATGGCAGCGTGGTAGTAATCGGCGGAATGGATAAAGCTACTAAAATTATGTCGTCTGAGTACGACTTGATTTATGTGCAGGAAGCAACCGAACTAACCGAAGACGATTGGGAAGTACTTACTACTCGACTACGAAATGGCAGGCTGTCCTTTCAGCAGATCATCGCGGACTGCAACCCAGATCGGCCGACGCATTGGCTGAAGGTGCGATGCGATCAGGGCAAGTGCGTGATGCTGAATTCTACGCACCGAGAGAATCCAGTTTATTATTCGGCGGCGGGAGAACTAACAGAGTCGGGAGAATCCTACCTAGAGAAACTCTCTCGGCTTAGTGGTGTGAGAAAACTCAGGCTACTCGAAGGAAAATGGGTAGCGGCTGATGGTTTGGTCTACGACGAGTACGACCAGACAAAACATTTGCTGGACAGATTCGAGATTCCACAAAACTGGAAACGTTGGTGGGCGGTTGACTTCGGCTACACCAATCCGTTCGTCTGTCAGTTCTGGGCTGAAGATCCAGATGGCAGACTTTTTCTGTACCGAGAAATCTATATGACTAGAAAGACGGTAGACCAGCACGCCAAAGATATTGCCTTCCAAGTTATCGAAAGCCCGAAGAAAACTGGGGACGGTGGTTGGTCTGGGATTTGGAAAGAACCAAAACCACAGGCGGTAATTTGTGACCACGACGCTGAAGGAAGAAAGGTATTGGAGCGAGAACTCGGGCTGCCGACTAAGAACGCTGAAAAGAAGGTATTAGAAGGGGTACAGGCGGTTCAGCGCCGACTCCGGGAGGAGAAGGATGGAAAGCCGCGTATCTTCTTTCTACGGGACAGCCTGGTCAGTCGAGATCAGGAATTAGAGGACGCGAAACGTCCATGCTGTACAGTTGACGAATTGATGGGTTACATCTGGGAACAGGGTCGCGACCAACTGAAAGAAAATCCGAGGAAACAGGACGACCACGGGATGGATGCTATGCGGTATCTGGTGGCGGACCGGGATCTTCGTAGCGGTGTAGGTGTTCGTTGGCTCTGATCGCTCAGCACGAGAAAGGAGGACCCGTGGCCACCATCACCACCCTGATGACTCGTAAGCCTGGCAGCGGCCAATTGAACCGGCTGGTGGCCAGGTTCTCCGCGAGCGTCCAACAACAGGTAAACCGGCTGAAGCCGAACCTGCTAACCATCGCTGGCCTAGGTTGTGTGGACGTTGGTTTTTTCGAGGCCAACAAAATCCTAGGCTGGGTCGGTGCTGGACTGGCGATTCTCATTCTGGACTGGAAGGGTGAGTCTTCCGAATGAGTAGCCTATTTGGGAAGATCGGCCGGAGTCTGAACAATAAAACTCCAGTAGCATTTGCCACTAAAACTAACGCCGGGTTTTCTGGACTACTGAGTTCGAATAGCACTGAAACTTATCTGCGACAATTCGGGACGACAGGAACTGTTCATGCGATTGTTTCGTTACTAGCCCAATCAGTTTCTTCGGTGGGATGGTGTCTGTACCGAAAGCAACCGCGAGACGGCCGAGTCCGGTACACCACTGGCGATGGTGGAGCGGACCAACGAATTGAAGTAGTCCAGCACGCAGCGCTGAGTCTGCTGAAGAAACCGAACAAGTTTTATACCCAGCAGGAATTTCTTGAAGCTGGCCAACAGCATATGGAACTTGCCGGTGAACAGTTCTGGATTCTGCAACGTGCTGGGAACCTAAGTTTCCCCACTGAAATGTGGATTGCTCGGCCAGATCGGATGCAGCCAGTCCCTGATCCGGACAACTTTATCTCGGGATGGTTCTATCATGGTCCAGCCGGTGAAAAAGTTCCGCTAGAACTGAATGAAGTAATCCAAACTAAATATCCGAATCCGTTGGATCCGTATCGAGGTATTGGCCCAGTAGGAACGGTACTAAATGGTATTGAATCGCTGAAATATAGTGCCGAATGGAACCGAAACTTTTTCATCAATGGTGCTGAGCCAGGTGGAATTATTAAGGCTCCAGGAAAACTTACTGATGATGAGTTTAATGAACTTCGTGATAGGTGGGCTGAAGGGCATAAAGGAGTTTCCCGAGCACACCGGGTAGGTATTCTCGAAGGTACGGAATGGGTTGAACGTAGCAGTTCGATGAAAGATATGCAGTTCGTTGAGCTAAGAAATGTGTCGAGGGATGAACTTCGAGAAGCCTGGCGAATTCATAAAGCTAATCTTGGTATGTCGGATGATGTCAACCGAGCAAACGCAGAAGCAGCAGGAGAATTCTTTGACAGGCAGCAAGTAATTCCTCGGCTGAACAGAATCCGAATGACCCTGAACGAAAAGCTGTTGCCGATGTTTGGCAGCGCTGGTGTTGGGGTGGAATTCGATTACGACAACCCGGTACCAGAGGATCGAGAAGCCGACAGCGCAGAACTGATCGCAAAAGCAAACGCGGCGAAAACTTTGATTGATGCTGGCTTCGATCCGGACGATGTACTTGAAACCGTTGGCCTCCCGCAGATGGGAATGGCTGGCGGAGAAACGCTAGAACCAGCTCCGGCAGAAACGGAAGAAACAATTCCGGTAGAGCAGAACCCGATAGAAGAAATGGACATGTCCTTTCTTCAGGAGTTGTGGAACGAAAGCAAAGTGAAGCTGAACGGCCATGCGATGAAGGGAGTGAAATGAGCAAGCGCGGTCGAACTTGGATGCGAGTGAAGCACCAAGAAATGTGGAACAGGTTCAAGACGGATCGTCCAGAAGATTCGGTGCGGAATAGCTGGTACCGCATCAAGAACCTGTCCAGCCAGGAAACCGAAATCCTGATCTACGATGAGATCGGTTGGTTCGGCATTACCGCCAAGGATTTCGTTGATGAGCTGGACGGTGTCTTCGCTAGCAAAATTACGCTGCGGTTGAACACTCCCGGTGGCGAAGTTTTCGATGGCCTAGCGATTTACAACGCGTTGCTGAATCACGACGCTGAAGTGGATGTCTACGTGGATGGACTGGCCGCGAGTATCGGGTCGGTAATCGCGCAGGCTGGTGACAAAATCGTGATGGCGAAGACGGCGCAGATGATGATTCACGACGCGTTCGGACTTACCATCGGCAATGCGAAAGACATGCGAGAAACCGCTGACTTGCTAGATAAAACCAGTGACAATATTGCTTCGGTATATGCCGAGCGTTCCGGGAAACCTCTCGGCCAATGGCGCGAAGCTATGCAGGCAGAAACCTGGTACAGCTCGGCTGAGTCGGTCACCGCAGGTCTAGCCGACGAAGTAGCTCCTGGGAGAACCAAAACCGACGACCAGCAGAACTCAGCTAAGCCGAAACTGGTAGCTGAAAAAGAAGAGAAAAAAGAAGAAGACCTTTGGGCGGATTTCGATCCGAGCGCTTTCCTAGAAATGCTTCAAGACAATTAACGATGGCTCCGAAGGAGATGAAATGCCTACGAAAATTACCATCCCGACGGAACCGTCGGAACTGGAAGACCTGCTGGCTGACCCGAAGCAGATGAAGGACATTTTTGCTAACAAGGATTCCTTCAAAGAATTCATTGGCAACTATGCCAATGCGGTTAGCAAAAAGGACGACAACATCACTCAGCAGGTCCGCGAGCAGACTCAGCTCGCACTGGCAGAATGGACGAAGGAAAATAAGGTTCCGCTCAATAAGAGCATCTCA